AGGCCGCATCTGATTTGGACTTTTTGGAAAAGAAGTCGCAGAAGCCGCCACTGTACAAAATGTTTAGCGACAATGAGGCCAACGCTCTTGAGATATGGTCGCAAAAGCAGAAATTGGCTGAATATCGAGAAGACCTACGAAGCCATATTTCATGGCATTACGGGCCAAGCGCTTGGGAGGCCATCGTAAAAATTGAGGGGCAGCAACGCAAGCGCCAGCAAGAGCTGGTATATAAAAAGCAAGAGTTTATTGACAACTGTATAAACTGGGCGGTCGGAATAGCTCTATTGGTTGCTGGGTTTGGTTCGCTGATTGCGGTCTTGTTCTTCTTAGGCGTAAAGCACGGTAAATGGTGATGTGATGTATCTACTTCTTTGGTTCCAGCTAACGGCGCAGGTTATACACTTTGAGGTGGGCCAGTATGGCAGCGAGAAAGAGTGCTTTGACGCGCTGGGCAAGGCGTCTGTTTTAGTAACTAAAAATAACGAATATCTGCAATGCTTTAAAATTGGAGTTAGCCAATGACTGAATATGACCTTAACGGCAATGGCAAGATTGACGTAGATGAGCGTGAGCTGATGCTAGAAGACCGTCGCCTCCGCATGGAAGACGCCGACCACAAGCGCGATGCGCAGCTGCGGATGACGTGGTTTGCTCTGTTTGGGTTGCTAATATACCCGTTTGGCATAGTAGCGGCTGACATCTGGGGCTATGACACCACAGGGCAGCTTTTAGCTACAATCGCCCCCACATACTTCATAGCTATATCTGGCCTTGTTGCTGCGTTCTTTGGGTTTAGCGCTATGGGAGCTAAGAAATGATCGGTCAAATAATCGGCTCACTCGGCGGTCTTGCGGCAAGCTACATTGACGGCAAGACTGCCGTGAAGAAAGCTGAAGCCGAGACCAAGATGAAAATCGCCACGGGTGAAATTAGCTGGGAGCAAGCCGCCATTGAGGCCAGCAATAATTCGTGGAAAGACGAGGCGTGGACAGTGGCCTTCATAGCCATTGTTCTGGGCAGCTTCATACCGGGCATACAGCCTTACATGGCGCAAGGTTTCGCCAATCTGGACGCTGCGCCTCAGTGGTTCCAATGGGCAATGTATGCAAGCATTGCGGCGAGCTTTGGCATCCGCACAGTGAGAGGGCTGAAAAAATAATGTTTCTCGCGGCCATCCTGATATGCCAGACGCTAAACTCGAAGTCTTGCACGGTAATCGCAAACTCAAACAATATATGGTATAGCGAAGCTGAATGCCAAGCCGACGCGATGAACTTTGCGATGGAGCTGGCTGACAAAGGCTTTTTAGTCAAACCGTATTGCTTCAAGGTTGGAGAAAACACATGAGTAAAGCTACACCCGCGAAGGGCAAAGCCCGAGTTAAAGTAACATCCAGCGGCAAAAAAGTTAGCTACGGCCAAGCTGGCAAAGCGAAGGGCGGTGGCCCTCGCGTTAAGCCCGGCACGTCAAAGGGTGACGCATACTGCGCACGCTCTGCCGCTCAGAAAAAGAAGTTTCCAAAGGCTGCGGCTGATCCAAACAGCCCGCTAAATCTTTCACGCAAGCGCTGGAACTGCAGCGGCACTAAATCGAAGAGGACTTAATGAGATGGCAAAGCTCACACCTGCACAAAAGGCTAAGGCCAAAGCAATGTCTGCTAAAAGGGGTGTTAAATATCCAAACGCTTGGAGCAACCTTGCCGTGGCCAAGGGCCAAAAGCCCAAGAAAAAGACAGCAACGAAAACGAGAACAGCATGAGCAAAGCAATGGCTAACCTCCAGACTAAAATCGGGTCAAGTCCCGATGGCGAGTTTGGGCCGAATACAGCGCGAGCAATCGCAAAGTATTTTAATTTATCCCCAGCGCGAGGCGCACACTTAATGGGGCAGGCGTCACACGAAAGCGGTGGCTTCAAGCGCACCCGTGAAAGCCTGTATTATAGCTCACCAGAGCGCATACAGGCTGTGTGGCCCTCGCGCTTCCCAACAGTTGAGGATGCGGAGCCTTACGCCAAAAACCCAACCGGGCTTGCTGGCAAGGTCTACGCTGGCCGCATGGGAAACGAGAATGAAGCGCAGGCGAGTTTATTTATCGGTCGCGGATTTCTTCAGCTCACCGGGCGCGATAATTACCGCTCGTTTGCATCTGACATGGGCTTGCCGAATGTTATGACTGACCCAGACTTGGTGGCAGATGATTATGCCTTTGAGACTGCGCTGTGGTTTTTCGAGAAGAATGGCTTGTTTAAGATTGCCGATGAGGGCGTGACGGATGACGCCATCAAGCGCATAACCCGCCGCGTGAATGGCGGCTATCACGGGCTGGAGGATCGAAGCAACCAGAGCAAGAAAATCCACACTTGGCTCATGGCTTAGTTTAGCTAGGTTAGCTAAGTTGCGCACCCAAGATCAGAAGGCCAGCGCGGCAGTAGGCAGAGCGGGCGAGCATTTGGCACTCGCCCGACTTTCGCTTGCAGGTTATCTCTGCACCTTATGCCAAATCAAAGACCACGATGCGTATATACAGATGGATACACGCACTCTGACATTGCAGGTGAAGAGTGCCAGCAAAAAACATAAGAACAGCCAGAGGTACGCATTCCACACAGTTAAAAAGAAGAACGGCCAGCGGTCAGACGTTTATGCCTTTGTCGCGGTGCATCTTGACGCTGTGATTTTTTGCCGTGGTGATGAGGTGACAAGTGTCACAACATATATCTCACAGGAAGAACTTTTAAACGGAAGCCTGTCAATGCAAAAAACTTTGGACAGCTTCAAATAATCGCTTGTGGGTCGGCGTCGGTTTGATTAGAAAGTCTGAGTGGGTGGCTTCAACAATAACCGTTTATTGGTTTACGCGTTGCCAAATGTGCCAGCATTCACAGCCACCCACACGATTACTAGAATATAATACCCACAGCCGCCATTAGGCCAGCGCCGCTGACGAAGCCAAAGATGGCTCCAATCAGACCTGCTGCGTTTATCATGCGCTCTACTTCCTTGTCATCCATCTAAATTCTCCACCATTTGTATTCTTTCGCCGATCCAGCGCATAACCGGGACGGCCATTGAGTTGCCCATTGCCTTATATCGAGGGCCATCTGGGCAGTCATCCGCTGATTTGTTGCGCCACGGTATTTGCGTGAAGTTGTCAGGGAAGCCTTGTAGGCGTTCGCATTCTGTTGGGGTCAGGCGGCGTACTTGCAAGTCATTCATAACCGCTGGCGTTTTGCTCTTATCCAGCGTTGGCGTGACTTCCGTTGACACGCTGTCGCCTTGGTTGGCGCTGTTTTGTGCGCCGAAAGCTATTGGCAAAGTCTCCATAAACGGATCATACATGCTGCCCGTGCGCGTTGTTAGGCACTGAGCAACGATAGCCTCCGCCTCTACTCGCTGGTTGCCTGTGCGACTGAATGGAGCGCCTTGTGTAACTGTGGGGGCAGTTTCTTGCCCCGCTTCTCTGCTCGGCGCAGGATGCCCTGACATGCTTTCGCGCTCAAATAGAACCGCTGCGGCACGTCGCCAGTCTCCAAGGTATCCGACAACGAACACACGGCGGCGTCGCTGGGCCACTCCGAAGTACTGAGCGTCAAGCACTCTGTAGGCGAACCCATACCCGAGCTGGCCCAACGCCCCGAGGAAGGTTCCAAAATCCCGTCCTCGTTGGCTAGACAAGACGCCGGGGACGTTCTCCCAAACCAACCACTTGGGCTGATATTGTGCAGCAATGGCAAGATAGGTGAGCATGAGATTTCCCCTTGGGTCATCAAGTCCCTTGCGAAGTCCTGCGACTGAGAAACTTTGGCAGGGGGTTCCTCCGACCAAAAGGTCAATTGATCTGTCAATGGGCCACTCCTTAAATTGCGTCATGTCACCAAGGTTAGGGACATCTGGGTAATGATGCGCCAGCACGGCGCTTGGGAACTTTTCTATTTCGCTGAACCATTGCGGCTCCCAGCCAAGAGGATGCCACGCGGCGGTGGCTGCCTCAACGCCAGAGCATACTGAACCATATTTCATGTCTCACCCTCAAAACAGTTGTTCAACGGTTGAATAGGTTGCTTGCTAAACACCCAGCGCCATTGGTGCTTAGTGTAGCCCGGAACCTTGACAAAATCACGCACGCGGTAAACCTTGTTCGCCTGCCACATTTTCTTGAGATAGCTTGACGTGCGCGGCACGCTATCACCCAGCAACTCAGCCGCCTCTGCGGCGGTCACGCGCTGGTCATACGGGATCAAAGCAAACAGGCGGTTGCCTTGGTCTATACTGTGCTGCTTGCTGGCCTCAGCTGCTCTCTGCATAGATGGGGCCATAGTTGTCGCCCTGCGCGGGCCAGACGGCAGCGGGTCACGTTTGTGCTGGCGATACATGAGCGTTTCAAACTCCCATAGGCAGTGGCCGTATGTGATCTCAAAGCGCTCATGCTTATCTGTCACGCCTTCTAGCTTGGCGAGCAATCGCTCTGCTGCGTCTTTTGCATCTCGCGCTTTAGCACGTCGATTAGCGCTTGCTGCTCTTCTAGTCGCTGCTTCAAGTTCGGCCTCATCTGAGTTTTCTGCTCCGTCAGCATTATGCTGTTGTTGCGCTCCAGCCTTTTTATAATAATCTGAGTTTGGTCCGTACTCACGTTTTTTCCTTTCAAGTTTTATGTTCGCAGCCGAACAAATACGATGTATTGTTGACGGTGACACCCGCAGCAATTCTGCTGTCTCGATCTGAGACATACCTTGCTGGGCGCAGTCAAGAACGTGGCGGGTGAGAGCTTCTGGGTCGTATTTCATTCGTCTTCCTCGCAAAATAAGCCGCAGTCTGGCATGGTTTTAAGTGGGCGACCCTTGGCTTGGGGGTCAAGTTCGTCAAGAAAGATGCGCTGATTTCTTACGCGCACAAGCCTTGCGCCAAGCCTGCGCGATTGCTCTGCGCGCTGGTCAAATACATCTGGAAATTCACGGCGCACCAAGTTCCAATATGTCGGACTGGTGGCCTTTACGCAGCCAATGCAATTGGCGTTTGGAAAGCCTCGGCCATAAATCTCAGGCAGCTTTATGCCAGCAGAGCGGATCATATCCGCACAGTCGTTCTTGGTCATGTTGGCGTCAATCAGGATCGGCAATACATTGTCACGCTCAGTCATAACGAAACGATCATGCCTGTTACGCTCATCAACTGTGAAGCCAAGCACATGCCAATCCACAGGGTTGCTTTCCTCCCACTCTTGGCGGGCGCGTTTCTTCAACTCAACTGTGCATGGTGCGCCGTGAGGAAACGCCATACCCTTGCGGCGGTCAAACACGTCAACGACTGAAGCCAAGGGATATTTGGAGTTGACGGCATATTGGATGTCAATGCCAACCCAATTTGCAACGTCTTCAGCAAAGCGCTTGTTGTCGTGATGCTCCTCAATAACAGGATTGTTGACGGCATATACATTGTCAGCGCCGTACTTATCAACGGTGAGCTTGAGAGCTGCCGCGCTGGCGGCGCCACATGAGAACCAGACTGCTATTTTCATTGGTAATCCTCCAAGGGGTCGATCTGGCCTATGCCATTGCAAACTTCGCATTCTTCCATGTGACTTCCAAAGTCGCCGTGCCAAGTTGAGCTTTGCCTGACCCACACATCCCGTTCGACTTGGCCTTCGCCGTCGCATTCTGGGCAGTTAATCCAATCTTCCATGTCTTTCCTCCTTATAAGTTTTTGCATTTGCCTTCGCTATCAGTGAACCACACATGGCCGTCGTTCAAAACCATATGCCCAGCCCCAACAAGCGCATCCACAGCTTGCTTATAGACTTGGCTCTTGTTGGACGCAGTTGTGACCTTGCCCATGAAGTGATCTTTCAGAGTTTCCTCAGAGATAACCCAATACGTTCTAGGCTCTGGCCAACCAACCCCTCCGGGATTTGGCTGACCAACGCCCTCACCGCGCAACTGCGTGAACACCTTGCGGATTAGGACTTGGTTCTTGCCCTTGATGCGTGGCTTGTTGGCCTCTTCAATCTCGCTCTCTGTGGCTTGGATGACGGTACAGGTGGTTACGCTGTCACCATCCTCATCAAGCCCGAGGTCAACCACGTTCAGCTTGAACTGGAACGTCGCGCCTGTTTCCATGTCACGTTGCTTTGTGGCCTTAGCAATACGCAGGCCCGTGTTCTCATCGTGGTCAAGCTCAATCTCTGTATCGGTAGCAGCACGCAGGCTTGAGTGGCCACGCGCACCAGCGGCTTTATCCTTGCCGGAGTGGTGTACCACGTCCAAGTGTGCGCTTGTTATCTCGCGCAGCTTATCGCAGTTGCCAATGAACTTTGTCATATCCTCTGGCGAGTTTTCATTTCCGCCAGCCATTGATCTGCTTAACGTGTCCACGAATATGCACTTAACCTGACCGTGCTTTTTTGACACCTCGCGGCACAGCTTTTCAAGCACGGCCATGTCAACCTCGCCATCAAGCAAGTTGACCGGAGCCGGACGCACAGCCAGCTTCACGTTCTTATGCTCGGGATACTTCGCCTTGAGCGCAACAACGCGGTTGTGGAACGCCATGCCACCCTCTGTTGCGAGGTATAAGACAGAGCCGCCAATAACCTTGTGGCCGTTCCACTCCTGACCGCAGGCGATGTGCCACGCAAGGTCAAGGGCGAAGAATGACTTGCCCACGTTCGACGGGCCGTAGATCACAGACATTTGCCCCTCGCCAAGCCAGCCTTTCACAAGATAGTTTCGGCTAAGTTGGGGTATCGCGTCTTCCGGCATGAAAATCTGATCCATGACACTCTGCACGGTCAATGCCTTCTTTGCCGCTGCCGGGCCTTGGTTCACCCATACGTCGGAGTAATCCCAGCCCTCATTGTCTGGCAGGATGTACTCAACGCCAAGCTCAGAGAATGCACGCTCGCACTCCTTACGCCCAGCATCATCATTGTCGCCTGCAATAACAAGCTCGGCTTCTGGCTTGGCTTGTTGCAGGTTGTCGATCACGGCCAAAATGTTCCCTGCATTTAGAGCGAACACGCACGGCTTGCCCGTGGCCTCATGCACAGTCGCGGCTGTTGCCCAGCCCTCTGCAACATATGCAAAGTCTCGAATGGGTCCGCCGATAACGCTAAAGTTGCCAATCACGGGGAGCTGGTAGGAAAACTTTTTCTTACCGTCAGCATCAATAAACTGAGCGCCAACACGCTTGCCGCGCACATCAATGATAGGAATGGTCAGCGTGTCGCCGTCCACCTTGGCATTGTGCAGCTTAATCTTTTTCTTCTCAAGGTACGGGTGGTCGCTCATAGCGTCACGCTCTGGCCAATCAATGTCAACTCTTGCCACCTCCAGTTTGGGCGTATGTCCGGGCTGTGGCCACAATGACATATCGCGCAGTCTATCTTTAATTGATTTGTAATCATTACACTTGCGGCAGTTGACCATAACTTCGCCGTGGAACTCTTTGATCCAAAATCTGTCTGTGCCAGCACATGAGGGGCATGGACCGTGATACTCGCCCTGCGCAGTCTTTTTAAGCTCAAGATTGCGTATGATGCTGTGACCAAACTCGCTCCACTGAGCGGCTGGAAACTTGCTTTCTGAGACTGTGTTCATAATTGGCCTCATTTCTTCTGATCTAACTGGGCTGACTTCTTGGCCAATCCCTTGACGTGAGGATTGTTTACGCCAGTCCGAGACTTACAGTATTTAATGAACCTCGGCATATTGAGGTTCTCCTTTTGCGTACCCCATCTCAAATTGTCTGGCCTGTTATCAAGAGCGTCTTCATTGATGTGGATAACGATTGGCTTGTCTGCTGGTGGTGGTCCGTGGAATGCCTCACATATCAATCTATGAACTTTGTAATTTTTTCCCCTGTAGACGATGCCATAATACTTATGTTTAGCGGAGGATGACGCCTTAGTCTCAGTGCCTCTCACCCACCTTGTCTTATAGGTTCTAAATCCACCATTTGGCATTTGCTTCCTACTTTCTGGCCACTTCACCTCACCTAAATCGTTGGCTAAGGCACCGGGTACTTGATTTATTGTTCGTATCTGCATGAGCAAAATCCTCCTGCCCATGCAGATACATTAGAAATGATACGGTATCAAGCCTAAAAAGGTATCTCGTCCTCAACGAATGAAGAGTTGGACGCTGGCGTGGAGACTGGCATAGCGAACGGGTCATTTGCCATTGGCACACCGTTCTCTGGCGCTTTTGCAGTTGCAGTAAATCCGCCTGACACAGAGTCAAACGGATCATCCGAACCCTGCATCTCAGCAAGGTCCAAGACCTGCACAGCACGCAGGCGCAGTGAAACGCCATTCAGGCTGCCTGTGTTGTATGGCACAACAACAACTGCGACGTTGACCTTGCTTCCGCTGGTCAGCATGAAATCATCCGGCAGTTTATTGCGTTGAGCGTCAACTTGCTTTGGTGGCTGTGTCTTGTCACCACCGTAGGCGCCTTTCAGCTTACACTTGCCGACGACTTCGCCGTCATCGTTGCGCTTGTATGGAAGCATTGCTGGCTTCTCTGGCCATTTGCGCTTTGTGTCCAGCGCCGCAGCGTTAGAATATGCCTCAATGCAGATGCGATGAAGCTCTTTTGCCTTCTCGTCGGACATTACAAAGCTCATCTCATATGCTGCACCGTCATCAAACGCATCGCATTTCACCGACTTGTTCTCATATGTATCGAACTTGTAAGTGGAATTTAGACGCGGATAACGCGCGGTGACTTCTGTAATCATGTGTTGCATTTTGCAACTCCTCTCAATGTTGTGCAGCACCCCTGCACCGGGATAAGTTAAAACGCCTCTTCACTGTCCAGCCACGCTGGCAAATGAATGGTGTTTAAGTCTGGCCAATTCGTGCCGTATTCCTCTGTCTCGACTGCGTGCTTGATGTCATGCAGCGCGGCAATCATTCGGTTGTGGGCGTGGCGCAGGTACATCTCAGAAAGCTCATGGCACGCAGTGACGTGCGGCGCGTCTTTCTCAATGCAGATGAAAATAAAATTCTCAACGCGAATGCCGTTTAGTTTTAGGACGTGCATGTAAAACGCAGCCTGCAAATCATAGCCGAACTGACGCACAGAACGATCAAAGCCCCTTGGTGATGCGTCTTGGGTCGTTTTGATGTCCAGTACAATGCCAGCTTGGCGTAGAAGACCATCTGGACGCGTCTTTAGGTCAATGTCAATGTCGGGGTCAGTGGCGAAGAACGAAGCCTCTGCAAGCATGTCCGGGTTTGTGAGCAAATGATTTGCCATGCGGTTTTGCAGGCAGGCGTCAGCCATATTATTTGCCAGCGTGTAATCCGCCTCGGTGAGCAATATCTTGCCAGCAGCATCGCACTCATCTTTCAGGTCGGACCACGCTTTGCCGCGCCGGGTCTCAGGCCCACGCACAATCAGGTCTTTCTCCGGCTCAAGCAACATAGCATGTACTGCGCTGCCCAATGCGAAGGCGTTGCTATCCTTACGCTCCGCGCCAAACAGATGCGCAATGCTTTTGTTTGCTGCGGTCTTGACCGACGTTGAGCCAAACGCATGATGCGCGTGATACTCTTCGTTTGTCATGTCTTCTGATTTGATAATTGTCATTGTGCTTCCTTCTTTTTAGCCGCTTGCCTCTTGTCGTAATATTCCCTGTCCGCATCGAGGCATTTTTGATAATATTCTTCTGCGTCACCATCAATGTCCTTCCAGATGTCCATTTTTGCTATATCTCTGCCAACCCAGATAGGATTAGTGATAAGGCAACCTTCAACGCTATCCATATTAGCAAGAGCAAGACCAACCAATACAACTCCTCTTGGAAGCTCGCAGTCAACTATTTCTTCGATAAAGTCGTAATCAACGTCTTTTTCCCAATCATATTCCATACTTTCCTCCATTTCCTCATTGTTCGCATATATGTTTTGCATATGCAATATCTAATTCAGGGGGAACTTCTTTTATTTTTTAGAAGTTCTATTGTTAAGGGGGTAATGACTTCCCGAAGTTGTTACCCCCTTAACGGACAGGCTGGACATGTCCGGACTTTGTCCGTGTCTGTCCATCACGCCACCTCAATGAATGTCTTAGCAGCGGCAGCCCATAAGATAATTGTTGGCCTTTGCTGGCCTACACGATTAAACACGTCTGCCTTTGCAATCTTGCCAGCATTAAATAGGCGCTGGGCTGCGTTGCCTGCTGTTTTGTGGTCAATCTCGAAATAATCTGCCAACTCTGCGGTGGTGTAATACCCGGCAGAAAGAATATAGCTCAGCATCTCAGCGTCTAACCATTCATTATTTAATGTTTGCGAATTATCTATGATTACTTTTTCGCAAACTTCATTATCATGCTGGTCTGACATGCTATCGCGCTGCAACTTCACAGCCTGCCAAGGCGTGCCTTTGTCCGACTTGTCTTGATAGTTAGGCACAAGCACAGCCTCAATCTCATCGCCCGGAGCAAGGTCAAAGCCCTCGGCAATGTGAACCGGGATGAAAACTTGCCCCTGTGTTTCTGTATCGCAGGCAAATGCAAAGCCATGAGCGTGCGCGTTTGTTATGATGATTTTGTTCATTTGCTTTCCTTTAGTTTTATGCTGCGGGCAATGCCCCACAATTTCTCAAGCGGCAATAGATTTTCCTGATCCATTGCCCAGCCTTTGCCGTGGCCAAGGTCAATCTCATACGCCTGATCCATAAAATGCGTCTTGGGTATGTATCCCACAACGTGCATCCGGTCAGGCGATTGCTGGCAAACCAGAATAGAGCAGTCAGCCTTGAACGCCTCGCGCTTCTTAAACAGTAGCCGCCCGGTAGAGTAGAACGTGGCCTTAACGTCAACAGAAATATCATCCAGCCAAACGTCTCGACCATCATCTACGCCGACGGCGTGGATGTGGTCGAGACCAAACACCTTCGACACGGCCAACTCTGCCTTGACGCCTAGCAGATCCAAATCAGCGTCTGACCTACCCTTGTCCCTGCGCTGATTAACAACGCCAGAAGCACGGGCCAATTGCCAGCGCATTGCTGCGGCTTGGTGGCATTGTGCGACCTCTTTTGGCGTCAGGTGTACAAGCATAGCGCGTCCTATCTAAAACGGTGGCTCTTCGTTTGGATGCGCCGGAACCCAGAAGGAACAAATAGGCTCCGGCGCAGCATTGGCGTGAGCATCGCCCCGGTTGTAAGCAGCAACAGGAGGGCCGAACATTTGTAGCAAAAATGTCGGCAGATACTCAGACCAAATCACTTGCGAGCCTTCGCGGCAGCTCGCGCAATTGCATCGTCAGCGGCTTGGGCTGCGCGTTCATCGTCGCGCATTTCAGCCTCAAGCATGGCATTTAAAACGCTTTCGCAAATATGAGCGCGTTTAGCGTGGTGAAGGTTAAATGCATCAAAAATTGTGCAAAAAACAGCGCCTAAATGGTGGCTGCTCATACTTTCGGGCAGGGCTTCCACAAAATCGTTCGTGCATTTGGCAATACTTTTTTCAGGTTCTTTCATAGCCCTTGCTCCTCTTTTTCCAGCACAATGGAAATAATTGAGCGGTGAATGCCAGTGTCGCCATTCAAGTCAAGCCCATCCTTCACAAGCGCGTGATGTATCTTGCGCCGGGCAGAAACAGATGCACGGCTCAATCGCGTTTTCTGCGGGTGTTGCCAATCCCAAAACTGCGCAACACCCATATAATCTGGCGAGCCAATAAACTCGCGGTCAATCTCTGTGATCTTGCACAAAGCATTAAACGTCACGTCGGGCAATCCAACCTTAATGCTCATCGACTTCGCCCTCCCATGTGATGCCATGCTCGGCAAAGCGTTCCATTTGGAATTTGTTGGGGTGCGTGCGCAAAAGGCTAGTGATACGGGGATAAATGCCGCCAAAGTCTTTGGCTTGTCCGAAAGAAAGGCGCGGACCATCGCCAGCATCGCCGCGCAAAGCCTCAGCAAGAGCAAGCGACTTTCTACCTATGTCGCGCTTGTCCTCATTTTCGGAGGTGTTCCAGCTATATTCCTCGCAAAGAAAATCTGCTGCGCGGCAAAATTCAATAACATCGCTATAGCTAAATTCCATGAGGTAGCAAACATCCTCGGACAAGGACATGCTTGTCCATTGCAATTCATGCAGCGCCTCACGCTCGTCATCGGCAAAGCCGGAAACCACGTCGGCTCGGTCAAGCATGTTTTGCTTGATGCTTTCCCAGCGGGCAACGTCTTGTGCGGATGGTTTGGTATCGTTTGTCATTTGTTCAATTCCTTTGTTTGTGTTGTGCCTACAGTATAAACATAGAAAAAACATCTGTGCAAGTATATTTTTTACTGGCTCCCGATATTGTAAACATATATAAACAAATCAAATGGAAAAGGTGGATATAAAGGTGGATAAAATGTCAGACAAAAAACGCTTGATTAACTTTGCCGAAGAATACGACCGGGTAATATCGGAGGCTGCGCGCCGGTCCGGGCTATCGTTTAGCGCGTTTTGCCGGAGCGCAGCGCTAGAAAAAGCCGCTGATATTGTGAAGCACGTCGATCAACCGAGGGCCGATTGATGCTGATCTACGGATGTGATCCGGGATTTACCGGGGCCGTGGCGTTATACTGGACCGATACAGGCAAGCTGGAAGTGCATGACATGCCGGTAATGAAAAATCCAAAAGGTAAGGCGGTCATAAACTGCCCGGCATTATTGGACGTGCTACAGAACGAAAGCGGTGAGCGTTGCCTTGCCGTCATTGAGCAAGTGGCCGCAATGCGCGGGCAAGGTGTGTCCAGCATGTTTCGCTTCGGTGAAGGCTACGGGATGCTGCAAATGGGATGCGCTGCAAACAGGCTGCCCGTGCAATTTGTGACGCCCGCAAAATGGAAAGGCTACTTTGGCTTGAGCCGTGACAAGGGTGTTTCTCGCGGCTTGGCAATGCAGCGCTTTCCAGACAACGCCAGCGATTTTGGCCGAGCGAAAGATGACGGAAGGGCCGAAGCGGCCTTGCTTTGCCTATACGCGGCAGAAAATATGGTTTCATAATTGGATCATAATTGTGGAGCCATATAAATAAGGGGCTTGGTGGTGTAATTATGATAATTATGATGTAATTATGATTTAATTATTACTTTGGTCCAGTCACATCATAATATCATAAAATGCCTATAGGCATTATGATTATGATCTGGGACGGTGTTGATGGGAGTTAATGAAATGGTTTTTGATTGGGCTAAGTGGGTCAGGCATAAGATTGAGAAGGGCGAGGCGGTCGTTCGCCCTGTAGGCTATCATAAAGGGGTCGAGCGGTTGCAGGGGTTTAGATCAAGGCTTGACGCTTGCCGGGATTTGGGGGAGCTGGAAGGCTTCGCCAATCGGCGCAAGTTTGATCCGACATTGCCGAAGTGGAATGCAAGTGAACGCGATGCAATATTGCGGCGCAAGTTTGAGATGGAGAATAATGGGAATGAACGACGCAAGAAAAAATGACCAAGGCAAGGAGCCAATCGAATTGATTGCGCCGGAGTTTATATTCGGCACGGCGCGAGTGCTGGGCTTTGGCGCAGACAAATACGCTGCGCGCAATTGGGAAAAGGGAATGCGCTGGGGCCGCGTGTTTGGCGCGTTAATGCGTCACCTCTGGGCTTGGTGGGGTGGAAAGACTGCAACGCGGAATTTTGCGTTTAGCGAGCTGGATAGCGAAACGGAGGTATCTCACCTATGGCACGCCGCGTGCTGCCTCATGTTCCTGATAGCGTATGAGGAGCGCGGCACGGGTGAGGATGATAGGCCATGATATGCCTAGGGCTTGATCTAAGCCCGGTTTAAGGGCTAGAAAGGCCTTGCGGGTACTTCTCCTCCCAATCGCTCGCAAACTAGCTCGGCACGGCTCCCAAACGTGCCGGGCGTCTTTTTACAGGAGCCGGGCCAATGTCTTTTCAGATTGACTTTCGTATGATGCTCACTTGCGAGGATACGGAGGCGCAGGAGATTGTGACGGGCGAGCTGATCGACCACGTTGAGGAGCAGCTATCTGCTGGCGTACCCGTTGAACGCCAAATCCAAGCGCTTGCCGAGGTCATCCTTGAGATGCACGAAATGATTAGCCCAGAGGGTGAGACCGTGCATTGAAAAAGCCCGGCGCGATGGCCGGGCGATTTGATTGAGAGGGCTTAGGTTAGGCTTGCAGGTCAATCATTACTTTGCGCAATGCCGTATCAATGTGCGTGTCGTCCATGTAGTCATAAAGATTGTCACATATCCAAGCGGAAAGCCCGGCATAATAGAGCCAATCTTGACGCAGGCGCTTTTCAATGTCTTTTGCCTTGCCTTCATTGACGATAAAGCTGCGGTGACAATCGTGCTTATCTTGCGTCCAGATTGCGGCGATTGAGCTTTTGATGTGGTCAAAGTGTTGTTGCGTGATTTTCATTTGCTTATTTCCTTATAGGTTGAGAAATAATACAGCTGCGATTGCAAGCCCGGCGGCAAAGCCTAGGCCAATCTGGATTAGTGCAGCTTTGACTTGCTGGCGAATTGCTTTGCTTTGGCGGCGTGTCATTATGCTGCATCACTTTTTGTATTGCGTGAAAATGTCATGCCGTCCGTAAATAAAACAGTGTCACCATCTGGCATGTCAACAAACCAGGTATAATCCCTCTGGTACACACCGAATTCAAGGCCAAACTGCCAGCTTGCTTGGTTCATCTTGCGCTTAGTTGTGACCGTCTCCCATCCGCCGGAGCGGAGTGTGATTGTGTCGTCGTCCCATGAAACTATTGCGGTGTTGGTGTATATAACAGAGCCGACGCCGTTTGCGTCTTCTGTCCATGCTGTTTTATATGTGCTGAGTTTGTTATAGGCCATTTTGTTTGTCTCCATGTTTGTGTTGTGTAATCAGTATCAGATATCTTGCGCATATATTCAAGACATATATCGAACATTTACAAAGTTACGTTACGTCACAAGCTGATTTATCTACCCACAACACACGGCGCGACACTGACACACCAGCGCGCTCGCGTAACTGAACGCTTGTTCAATTGCAATATATTGAATGTGTCGAGTGTTGGGCAGAGGTATGGCAGAGGTGTGGCGCAATGCTTAACATGTTAAACAAGTGCCTGTTTATATAAGGTGGCGCTTATGATTTACCCCCCCCGGTCAACGATTTGCCGGGTAGTGTTATTATTATACAATCCACACACACGGGTGCCACCCCACCCCACCCCCTTGCAATTCACACCCCAAACAATGTAAAAAAAATATAAAATTGGAGTGAGACAAATGGCAGGCAAGGCATTACGCAGGCGCATACTCGACGACATCAAGAAGCAGGGCGGCGCAGAATACATTTTTGACCAAGTGGCATCGGGCAAGACTATGACGCAGCTTGCAGCAGACTATGGGTGCAGCCGCCAGTATTTCAGCACATCAATCAACTCCATCCCTGAGTATGCTTCTGTGCTGGTTAAGGCGAAGCAAGAGGCGGCAGACGCGTTGGTTGAGGAGGGCTTGGGCATGGTTGACGCGCTTGACGGCGCTAGTACCACGTCGGAGATTGCGGCCACGCGTGAGAAGGTGCAGTGGCGCAAGTTTATGGCTGGCTCTTACAATCAGGAGCGTTACGGCAGCAGGCCCCAGACAAACGTGACCATATCTGTGAGCGACATGCACTTAGACGCGCTGCGCAAAGTTAATTCTGATCTTGCCGCGATTGATGCTGAGGACCGCCAGCGTGAGGCCCACGCAATTGACGTTGATTATGAGGATGTCACGGATGAGCAATGATAACCCGCTTGAGGAGTTTGTGCTGCGTTACCGCGATGACCCTGCGTTATTTGTGACGGAGGTGCTTGGCGCAACGCCATACGACTATCAGGCCGAGTTTTTGAACGCGCTAGCGGATGGCGAGCGCAAGATGAGCGTCAGGTCTGGACACGGCACGGGCAAGTCTACGACTGCATCATGGGCTATGCTTTGGTTTGTTCTGCTGCGCTTTCCGAATAAGGTTGTAGTCACGGCCCCCACGTCTGGCCAGTTGTTTGACGCGTTGTTTGCGGAGCTGAAGCGCTGGATTAATGAGCTGCCGGACCAGCTTAAAGTTTTGCTTACGGTTAAGTCAGACAGGGTTGAGCTAATGGCTGCTCCGAGCGAGGCGTTTATTTCGGCTAGAACAAGCCGGGCAGAGACGCCGGAAGCGTTGGCTGGGGTACACTCGGAGAATGTGCTGTTAGTTGTGGACGAGGCTTCTGGTGTGCCTGAGAAGGTATTTGAGGCTGCTGCTGGGTCAATGTCTGGCCACTCAGCGACTACGATTTTGCTGAGCAACCCGACGCGCTCATCTGGCACGTTTTACGAAAGCCAGACGCGCATGGCATCTAGTTGGTGGACTAGGCGCTGGTCGTGCGTAGATAGCCCACTTGTGTCTGACGAGTTTGTTGACGAGATGCGTTCAAGGTATGGCGAGGATAGCAATGCGTTTCGCATTCGTGTTCTTGGCGAGTTTCCCATGGCGGATGACGACACGATTATTCCGTTCCACTTGGTTGAGAGCGCTATTCGCCGTGATATTGAGGTCACGCCTGACGAGAAGCCTATTTGGGGCTTGGACGTGGCTCGGTTTGGTGCGGACAAGACTGCGCTGTGTAAGCGGTATGGCAATGTTGTGACTGAGATTACGTCATGGCAGGGCTTGGACTTGATGCAGACTGTCGGGCGTGTGATGGCCGAATACGAAGGCTTGCCGCCTTCTATGCGGCCAAAGGAAATACTTGTTGACAGTATTGGCGTTGGCGGCGGTGTTGTTGATAGATTGCGTGAGCTTGGCGCTCCTGTGCGTGGTATTAATGTTGGCGAGGCCCCTGCTATGGGCAGCACATACATGAATTTACGCGCAGAACTTTGGTTTAAAACAAAGGGTTGGCTAGAGGATAGGTCATGCAAGCTACCGAACGACGATCAATTGCTAGCAGAGCTAACTGCGATACGCTACGGGTTTACTCCCGGCGGCAAGATGAAAGCTGAGAGTAAGGATGAGATGCGCAAGCGCGGGCTTCGCTCTCCTGACCTTGCTGACGCGTTATGCCTGACAATGGCCAGCGATGCTGCAACTGCATTGTCTGGCTCCATGTTAAGCTGGAAGCAAACTATTAAACGTAACTTAAAAGGTATTGCATGAAGCAAGTTCCGTTTCACAAACTATCGCCTAAGATGAAGAACATCCGCATGAACCAGTGGATCAAAACGTATATTGGTAAGGGATTGAGCTTGGAGGATGCGCAGTATGCGGCGAGGTGGCGTGCTGGACATTGGAAGCTAAACCACCGTATGCAGAAGGTTATGGATGATTTAGGCGAACTGTGATATTGCGGGAAATACCCCCTGCATAGCCTTTGTCAAATAAATGTGCTAATGTGCAGAAAAATGAGGATTGATGATATGACGCCATGTAAAGGTTGCCCCACCCCCGCCGCTTGCAAACGTGCTGGAACTTGCTTGAAGAAAAAATACGGAAAATAAGTTATGGGCATTTTTGACTTTCTAGGCGATCTTTCGTCAAAGCGCAGCAAGGAGCTTGGCCTTGGCGGGTTACAGTCTTTGCTAGGCACACGCAGAGCAGCGCAGGCTGGCGCAATTGGCGATGAGATGATTGGCATTACGAACAAAGATAGCTTGCCGGGTTACTTTAACGAGCAGACCCGAGAGTATGTTCCTTGGTACGTTGATTTGTTTGACGGCGGTGGTTTGAACGCTTCTGGCACAGTAGCGGAGCAAGAGGCTGCGCAGTCTATGGCTGCTCGCACTATGCCCGGCAGCGCACCTATGGCCCAGCCGGGTTTGTTGGCGAATAACCAGTTTTCTGACATGGAAAGAGCAAACCGTAATCGTGCCGCTCAGATGACGCCAAGTTTAGGCAGCCAGTTTTCTGACATGGAAATGGCAAACCGTAATCGTGCGTCTCAGACGACGCCAAGTTTAGGTAGTCAGCTATCTGATATGGAAATGGCAAACCGTAGTCGTGCTGGAAGCAACTTTCTCCCGCGTGATGCAATTTATTCTGCAAGGCTCGACGAAGCCAAGCGTGGGGGTGCTAACGCAATAGCCAATCAAAGAGACCCTAGGTTAAAAATGCAATCTACAGGATATGGACGTTCAGCAAATGTTGTAGATTTTTTAGAGAAAAAAACAGATTTAGGTGCTGCGGGTTATGGCCCTATGGGCCAAACCATGCAGTCGCCCATAATGCAGCACCCTGCGTTCCCGCAGTTTGTTGATATTATGAAAAGAATGGGCAACGAGTCTGTATTGCAGAACCCAGAGCAAGCCTCATTTGTATTTAACAATTATCTCAAGCAGATAGGTTACAATTAATGGCAATCACAACTTACGCAGAGCTGCAATCTAACATTACGGACTTTCTCAACCGTGATGATTTAGCTTCAGTTACTCCGACATTTATCTCGCTGGCCGAGGCTGACATGCAGCGTCAAGTGCGTCATTGGCGGCAAGAGAAGCGCAGCACTGCGGAGCTTGACACGCAGTACAGCGCAATCCCTGCTGACTTCCTTGAGGCTATTCGGTTTTACATTACGTCAGGCGAATCACGCCCGCTTGAATTAATCAGTCAGTTTCAGCTGCTTGACCGCAAATATCAGAGAGCTAACACCAGCGGCGAGCCAGCCTACTATGCGATTACTGCTGGTGAGATTGAGATCTTCCCTGCGCCCGCCGGCACTTACACAGCGGAGTTGTATTACAACGCGCGCATTGAGCCACTGTCTGACAGCAATACATCCAACTGGATGCTGGAGTATTTTCCTGACGCATACTTGTATGGCTCGCTTATACATTCCGCGCCATACTTAAAGGATGATGCGCGCCTGCAAATTTGGGCGGCTTTGTATCAAAGCGCGATTGATGCTATAAACATGTCAGGTGAAAAAGCTAAATTTGGCGGATCAGGCCGTCGCATGAAAATAAGGGCTTACTAACATGAGTTTTTCAAACACATTTGAGACCACAGTTTTAACTTGGGTCTTCACGACGAGCAGCGCAACACGCCCGACTGAGTGGCATATTGCACTTTACACTGCATCGCCATCTGATCCCGGCGGCGGAACTGAAGTATCTGGCGGCGGTTATGCGCGTCAGGCTGTTACGTTTGCTGTTTCTGGCAACACGGCTTCTAATACTGCCGCGATTGAGTGGCCAGTTGCCACAGCGGGTTATGGCACGGTGACTGACGTTGGCGTGTTTGACGCGGCGTCTGGCGGCAACTTGATTGCTTACGCAGCGCTGACCACCAGCAAAGCGATTGACACGGGTGATGTATTTAGGCTCCCGGCGGGTGATCTCGACGTTACGCTTGACTAATGGCTGAGTATCGTTCTGGCTACGGCAGGGCTACATACGGCTCGTATAACTACGGGCTTGACGGCTTTGTCACTGACGGCGCTGGCACGATTATTATCACGACAACGACGGCTGCGGCTTCGGTTCGTGTTAGGTTAGACGCATCTATCGTTGTGAGCGTGTCTACGACCTCATCAGAGGCCGTTAGAGTGCGTGAAGCGTCTGCGTCCAGCACGACATCCACAACGGCGACTTCCGCAGCCCAGCGCGTGCGTGAAAGCGATGCAGCATCAACCTGCGCCTCAACTACGTCTGCTGACTGTAACCGTGTTCGCACGGCAGATGGCTCAATTGCCGCTGCGTCAACCACCAGCGCTGACATAGTTCGCGTGAGGCCGACTTCGGCTGCAACATCTGCTGCGTGCAGCACGTCGGCTACAGCTGAGGCGATTTACATTAGCAGCGCTGACATTGCCTGCGTTCTAACATCTGTAGCAACGTGCAACCGCGTTCAGTCGGGCGGTGCTTTAATTAGCACTCTTTTAAGTACGACGTGCAATGCTGTTAAGAAGTGGGAGCCGATCCCTGACACACCTGAAGTTTGGACTGGTGTTGATCCGTCAAGCAAAGTGTGGCAAGATGCAGGCAGCACGCCAGAAAGCTGGTCGGCTGTTCCCCCTACATCAACGGACTGGACACCCGCCTCGGCTTCAAGCGAAACTTGGGCTGACGCCGCATAAGGCTGACGCCGTACAGGCTAACGCCGCATAGGAGAATATCATGGCTGATACAACGACCACAGCATATGGCTTAACGAAGCCAGAAATCGGTGCATCTGAGGATACTTGGGGCGAAAAGATCAACACTGATCTTGATACGCTTGACACGGTTGTAAATGCGATTGGCGGTAAGACTGCTGCTGGTACGTTGTCTTATGCAGATAGCGCGAAGCTGGCGACGACTGCCACGGGTGTGGATGTGACCGGGACAGTCACGATGGACGGCGGTTCTACATCTGCCGACTTTACCTTCGGCGACAACGACAAAGCCATCTTCGGCGCTGGGTCTGACCTGCAGATTTACCATAATTCAGCAAATAATAAGTCATACATTGAGGAAAGCGGCACAGGAAACCTTGTTATTCGTGGCAGTGATATTGATATACTGGCTGGCAATGGTGAAGCAGCGATTAATGTAGCA